CAGCCTGGGGCTATCACCGGCCGATGCTGGAGGAGAACGGCGGCTGGGCCGCGTTCATCACCACGCCGCGGGGCCGGAACCACGCGAAGGCAATGTATGACCACGCGAAGTCAAATCCGCGCTGGTTCGCTGAAATCTCGACGGTGCATGACACCGGGGCGCTGACGCCGGCACAGCTAGACGAGACGCTGGCGGAATATACCGCGCTTTATGGTGAAGACCTGGGGCGCGCTCAGTTCGAGCAAGAGTATCTATGCAGCTTTAACGCAGCGATCCTCGGGGCGTTCTATGCCCGTGAGATGATCGCGGTTCGCAACGAAGGGCGGATAGAGGCAATCAAGCCTGTGCCTGGTCAGCCTGTCCACAGGGCATGGGACATCGGGGTCAGGGACGACACAAGCATCTGGTGGTTCCAGGTGGTGGGCTCGAAGGTCCATATCCTCGATTGCTACACGGCATCGGGCGTTGGCGTCGATCACTATGCCGAGATCGTCCACGCCAAGCCGTATCTACCGGGAACTGATTTTGTCCCGCACGACGCGAAGGTCAAGGAGTGGGGCACCGGCCGGACGCGTGTTGAGACGATGGAGTCGTTCCATCTCAGGCCTCAACTCGTTCCGCTCGCCGGCAAGCTCGACGGCATCCAGGCCGCCCGATCGACGCTTAGCCGCTGCATCTTCCATCCTCGCACCGAGGAAAAGGGCATCGCGGCGCTAGAGCAATACCGCCGCGAATGGGACGACGAGAAGAAGACATTCCGGGCCAACGAGGTCCACGACTGGACGAGCCATTTAGCCGACGCCTTTCGTTACCTCGCGATGGCGTGGCGCACGGTGCCGGCTGTCATACCGGAGCCTGTTCGTGTTCCAAAGCCAGGTCAGATGAGAGCGCCGCCAGTGCCGGTATCGTCCGGACGAAAGATCAGGGTTTAACATTGCATGTCCGACGATGACGACCAGACCCATGACGAGGAATTGGAGGACGGCGCTGAGCCGAAGACCTCATCTTCGCGTCAATGGCTGGCGCTGATCGAGGACGCCGAAAAGACCTATGAGGAATGGCAGAAGAAGTCCGACAGCCTTGATAAGCTCTATGCCAATCTGACGGCGCTCGCCACTGAAACGCGCGACCGTCAATTCCAGATGTTCTGGGCCAATATCCAGGTGCTCGGCCCGTCAATCTATTCGCGTCCTCCTGTTCCCGTGGTGGTGCCACGGTTCAAGGATCGCAAGCCGGTCCCGCGTCTTGCATCCGAACTGCTGGAGCGCAGCACGGTCGTTGGTTTCGAACTGGAAGATATCGACGGCGTTATGCGCCTGGTGCGTGACGACTTGACGGTTCTGGCCAGGGGATGCGCCTGGATCAGGTACGACACTGAAGACGGGCAGAAGGTCTGCATCGATCACGCTGACCGCAAGGACTTCCTCCACGAAGCCGCGCGGGTGTGGAAGGAAGTCGGCTGGGTCGCGAAGCGTTCATGGCTCACCAAGCCGCAGATGCGCAAGCGGTTCAGAAAGGACAGCGGGAAGGCCTACGAAGGCGCCGCATACGAAATCCGCAAGGACGAGCACGGCGAGGACGACGGCAAGAAGAAAGCCGGCGTCTGGGAAATCTGGTCGAAGACGCACAAGAAAGTGGTCTGGGTCACTGAGGGCGTGGACAAGGTCCTCGACGAGGACAAGCCGCACCTGACCCTTGAGGGTTTCTTCCCCTGTCCGAAGCCGGCCTATTCCACGGTGCAGCGGCGCTCGCTGGTGCCGGTCCCGGATATGCTGTTCTACAAGGACCAGCTTGAGGAAATCAACGAACTGACGGCCCGCATTGGGGCGCTGTCGGACTCGCTACAGGTGAGGGGGTTCTATCCGTCCGGCGCCGGGGAGATTGGCGACGCGATCGAAGCCGCTATCAAGTCCACGGCCAATAACCAAGTGCTGGTGCCCATCTCGAATTGGGCCATGGTCGGCGCTGGCGGCGTCAAGGACATGATCGTCTGGCTGCCGATCGACCAGATTGCGACCACGATCGTTCAGCTTGTCGAGCTTCGCAAGCAGCTCATTGCCGACGTGTACGAAATCACCGGCTTGTCGGACATCATGCGCGGCTCGACCGACGCAAACGAGACGCTGGGCGCTCAGGAACTCAAGAGCCAATACGGTTCGGTTCGCATTCGCGACCGTCAGAACGAGTTGGCTAGGTTCTCGCGTGACATCGTGCGGATCGTCGCGGAGATCATGGCGGAGAATTTCACGTCCAAGACCATGTTGGACATGTCGCAGTTGGATATTGAGACCGACGCGGACATCGCCAAGCAGGTCAAGGCGGCAGAGGACCAGATACGGGCCATTATCGATCAGGTAGAGCAGGCCAAAGCTAACCCGCAGTTGATGCAGCAGGCCGAGCAAAACCCTGAGCAGGCGCAGCAGATGCTGGGCCCAGGCCAAGCAGCAGGCCGAGGGGCTTAAAGCGCAGATCGAGGAGTTGAAGGAAAAGCCGACCGTCGAGAAGGTCATGAAGCTGCTGCGTGACCAGCGCGTCCGCCCCTTCGTGCTCGATATCGAGACGGATTCGACCATTGCGCCGGACGAGAACGCGCAGAAGCAGCGCGCCACGGAGTTCATTACCTCGGTTGGCGGCTTCCTCGGACAGGCGCTCCCGCTGGTTCAGCAGGTCCCCCAGGCGGCCAAGCTCATGTCCGAGACGCTGAAATATGTCGCGGGCCAGTTCCGCGCCGGTCGGCAGCTAGAGGGCGTGATCGAGGAGTTTGCCGACGACATGGCCAAGGTTGCGCAGCAGCCGAAGCCGGAAGACCCCGCGCAGACCAAGGCAGCGGCCGACGCGGAGGCAACCAAGACGAGGGCGATGTCTGACGCGCAGACCGCGCAGGCCGACGCTGCCGAGAAGGCAGCAAACGCACAGAAGACCGTGCTGGAGGCCAACTCCAAGGCGCAGGATGACGACCTGAAACGCCGCGCGACTGAGCAGCAGGAAATGGATGCGGCCGAACTGCGCAGGATCGAGCGCGACGGCAAGCAAGCGCTGCTTGGCGCCGAGTTTGACCAGAAGGCGCAGAAGCACGCGCAGGACATGGATATCGGCGTCCTGCAACTGCGTAAGCTGCAACTGGAGATCGATCGTATCGGCGTCCAGACTGAAGCCGTGATCAAGACGACAGATGCCAAGATCGACCAGACCAACACGCAGACCGACAACTCGGTCCGCTCGACAGACGCCAGCGTTCAGGCGACGGCAGAGACAACGGCAATCAAGGCCGATGCCGCGAAGCAGAAGGAGCCGGCATAATGGCAGTCAGCGGGCTTCCGGTCGTGCTTACCGACAACGGCCTGAGTGGCGTCACGCCGAACAACATCGGATTGCCGGTAACGATCGTCAGCGACACGGCGAACGTCGTCAGCAACGGCGACGCCAGAGAAATCACGGTGACCGGCACCTATACGGACACTGTAACATTTACCGTGGCCGGCGGCGTCATCACCGAGATAGCGCTGTCATGAATCGCGGCACCTTCGTGTTTCGAAACGGTGAACTGGTCGAGAAGTTCGGCCCCAAGGATATCAGACCCTCCGCACCGCGCTCCGGCCTGCCGTGTCCAATGGTGATCGGTGACAGCATGGACCCGGTCGAGCACGTTGACGGGAATTTCTACACGTCGAAGTCGGCCTATCGCAGGACCACCAAGGCGCGCGGGCTGATCGAGGTCGGCAACGATCCGGCCCGGAACCGTAGACCGCCTAAGCCCGATCGCGACAAGGGCATCGAACAGTCGATCGACAAGGCAATAGCCCGCGCACGGGCCTGACGACCGCACCCTCTCAGACAGGAAATCCAATGTCAGATATCGACGGCGCACCAGCGCCAGCCGAGAGCGTTCCCGCGTCTGTACCTGCCGGCGCACCGATCGGAGAGGGAGCCAATTTCACCCAGCCGCTTGGATCTCAAATCCCCGCGGAAGCACAGTCTCAGCCCGACGCCAAACCGGTGTCGCTGGACGCCAGCCTTGATCGCGCGATTGCGAAGTCTGCTGAGCAGGCCAAGGCGAAGGTGGACCCCAAGGCCGCGCCTGAGAAGGTCGTAGCCAAGGAGCCGGCCAAGGTTGAGCAGCCGCGCGAGAATGGCAAGTTTGCCGCTGCTGATAAACCGGCCGTTGCTGCCCCTACGGAAGGCAAGGACGCGTCTAAGGCTCCGGAGCCTGCGAAGCCCAGCTTCACGGCAAGCGAAGCCCCGGCGCGGTTCTCGGCCGACGCAAAGGAGCGCTGGGCAGAGACGCCGGATTCAGTCCGCGCCGAAACAGAGCGCGCCATTCGCGAACTGACGGACGGGCATACGAAATATAAGGCCGCAGCCGAGCGCGATGCGCCGCTGGCTGAGTTCCACGAGATGGCGAAGCAGGCAGGGAAGGACCTGCCGAGCGTTTTGCGCGGATACGTCGACACCGAAAATCATCTCCGGAAGGACATCGTCGGCGGGCTGGATGCGATCTGCCAACACATCGGCGTGTCGCTCAAGGACGTTGCCGCGCATGTCCTGAACCAGTCACCGGACCAGGCCGCGAGCGCGCAGGACGCGACGATCCGGGAACTGAAAGCCGAGCTTGCTGAGATGAAACAGCAGGTCGGCACGGTGACCAAGACATTCGAACAGCAGCAGACCACGGCTGTTGGCAAGGAAGTGACGGAGTTCGCTGCGGCTCATCCCCGTTTTGAAGAACTTCACGAAGACATCGCGTTCTTTCTCAAGACGCGATGCCCCGGAGACCTTTCGAAGGCCTACGAACTGGCGGAACGGCTCAACCCCGCGCCAGCCCAGCCTTCACAACCGGCAGCCTCATCCGCGCCGGAACCCGCCCCATCGGCTCAACCCGACAAGGGCTCGAAATCCATCGCTGGCGCACCTTCCGCGGGCTCAACCCCGGCCGGGAAAAAGCGCGTCGCCCTTTCAATCGATGATTCCCTGAACCGTGCCTTCGGGTCGGTGGGGTAAGGAGACAAAGCTATGCCGATCAACCCGGTTGCCAACTATCAGCAAGTGCTTTCGATGGCGCTTGAGGATAGGGCGCCAGCCTGGCAGGACCTCGTTTCGAACTCGAACGCGCTCCTTGCCGTCCTCAAGCGCAAAGGCCTGTGGGAGTCCTATTCAGGCCCGCGCATTCGCGAAACCCTCCAGATCGCCAAGCAGGATGCCCAGTGGTATTCCGGCTATGACTACCTGGACAATCCGCCGATCGAACTGTTCAACGACGCCTACTTCACGCCGAAGATGGTGGCGATCCCGATCAGCTTGACCATGGAAGAAATCCTGAACAACCAGGGCGAAAACCAGCTCAAGCCGGTTCTCAAGTCGTACATGAAGGCCGCCGAAAGCGCGCTGGAAGACGCCATGGACACGGCCATCCACTCGGACGGCACGGCCAACGGCGGCAAGCAGCTCACCGGCCTTGCGACCGCGGTTCCGATCGTGACCAACGCTGGCACCTACGGCGGCATTTCGCGCGTCGATAACGCGATCTGGCGCACCACCACGTATGATCTGCACACCGCGTTCACGGCAATCGGCACGCAGATCAGTTCGACCACGATCCGGCCGTTCCTCAACCGCATCATGACGGCCCGTTCGCGCGGCCGGCGCCATGCGGACCTGCTGCTGATGTCGCCTGAGGCATACGAGGCCTACGACGCAGCGACGTTGGCGATCCAGCGCACCACGAAGGAATCGGGCGGCCTCGGCAAGCTCGGCTTCTCCACGCTGGAGTATGTCGGCGGCGGCAAGAGCGCTGAAATCGTCCTCGACGGCGGTATCGGCTCCAACATGCCGGCGAACACGATCTACGGCCTGGACACGGACAGTCTGCGTCTTCGCTACAACCCGAGCCGGAACTTCGACAAGCTGTTTGAGGGCGACGGCCAAAAGCCGATCAACCAGGACGCGCTTGCCCAGTTCATCGGGTGGATGGGCGAACTGACTATGACCAACCCGCTGTTCCACTGGCGCGCTTACGACAGCAACACCGGCTCGTGATCTGAGGGCGGCCTTCGGGCCGCCTTCTCCCCCTTCATCCTCATTCGAAAAGGAGCCATTCCATGGCTTATGTTGTTGCGACCCCTTCGCTGGGGTTTCCTTCCATCGCTGATGTTGACGAAACCGCCAAGGTCGCGCTTGGCACCATCGTTCGGGCTGTTGACCCGACCTATGGTGAGGGCGAGTTCATCTACCTCAAGGGCGTCACCGCTGAGGTCGTCGGCAACGTGGTCACCTACGCGCCGTCCACCTATCAAACGGCGCTCGTGCCGAACACCGCCAGCATCGCTCAGCCCGGCGCTGTGTCCATGGCGGCCAAGACGATTGCGGCCAAGTACGGCTTCTATCAGATCGGCGGCGTTGCCGTTGTGAAGAAGACCGCCGTTGCTGTGTCTCCGAATGTCGCCATGTTC